GGGGTGATACTACCAAATTGTGGATTTAATACTCCCATTTCAAATTAATTTTTAATTGTTAAAATTTACGTGTTTTTATTCTAAGTTTAGAAGAATCATCACCACTAATAACTCTAAATTTTGTTCCGCCAACATCAACATTTGGAGAGGTGTCTCTCGAAGTATTAACATTTTTAGAAGCTGCACTTATATCTCTAGTCGCATCGGCTTTACCTTGCTCATAGAAATGTTGTGCAATTTGATCAGAATTAGAAGCAGAATAAATAGCTTTATGATAACCTAAAGGGTCTGTTACATTACCTTCCTTATCCAAGAACTTTTGAGCGAAAGTATTAATGTCGCCTTGATTATTAATCAACTCTGTTGGGTTTTTAATTCTATATCTAAATCTTTTGTCTCCGACCTTATATTCAAAACCTTTGAATTCATCAGATAAAAGATTTTTAGTATCATTTAAAAACCTATCATGTTGTTGTTTGCCTATTTCTTGATTCTCCTTGTATCGATTGAAAAAGTCCATTGCCTTCTGTTGTTCTTGGGTAACGCCGGGTCTCAACTTGATTTCGTCGTAATATTTAACCTTCAGATCTTCTAGGAAGTTCTTTGCTTTTGCAATCTCTTCTTTTTTAGCAAGATTTTTTTTCTTGATGTCTCGCTCTTCATCCAACTCACTATCTACTTTAAAGTTTTCTTCCATAATGAAATCAACTTCATCGGTATTTAAATGAGGTTTTGTTTTAGTGTAATACTCTTTTAATAATAAATCATCATTAACATTGCTATAATCCGCATTGAGTCTTACATAATCCTCAACATTACCTCCTGTCTCCTCCATAAAGGATACAAGTTTTTCAATATTTTCAGGTAATTTTCTTTGAGGTATATTCTCTTTTTTAGGTTTAATAGGTTCAGTTTTAGGTGCCTTTTCCTCTACTTTAAGTTCTTCTAGTACAGGTTTTGACTCTACCTTTTCTTCTTTGTTTGTTTCGTTTTGTGGGGTAGGTTTTTCAATTGTTGACTCGACGTCTCTGATCTCCACTTTTTGAACATCTTCGGGCGGTTTATGAGCATCCATATCAATTGACTTCGACTTTTGAATGGCATCTTTAACTTTTTCTACTGGGTCTATGACCTCTGATTTAACTTCTTTTTTAACTTCTTCTTTTTTAACCGGCGGTTTAGATAAATCTACTTTAGTTATTTCCGGTTCTGCACTAAGTGCTTTTTTAGGCACCTTTACCTTGGTTACCTCTTTTTTTGTCTTTGACATAATAAAATATTATAAAATTAATAAAATAATTATCTAGGCGTAAATTGTTCTAAATTTAATCCTGATAATCCATCATTTGTTGATTCAAAATTCTTAGGTAATAAATCATTTTGACGTTGTGAAATCATTTCACTTTGTTGCGTAGCCTGAATTTTTGTACGCTTGTCTTTTCTATCTTCAATATACTCTTCTTTAGCTTTTTCATTATCTCTTTGCATTCCAGCTAATTTCAATTGATACTGGAATTCAATTTCCATTAACTCTTTCTTAATAGCTGCTTCTCGTTCTAATTTTTGTATTTCTAACTGAGATTCTCCTTGTTTAATTTGAAGTTCTTTTTGTGCTAAAGCCTCTTGCTTTTGAACTTCATACATTGCTGACTGTTCTGTTGCTTGTGCATTGGCTTGCGCCTGCGCCTGTATATTAGCTTGTTGTGCTTGTTGGTCCTTAGCTTGTTTTTGTTTACGTTTTAATTTAAGTAGTTGATTAGCTAACTTTAAATTTTTAACTTGTCTAATATCAATAGCATCTTCAATATCAATACTTTGTTGTTGTAAAGCCATTTGAATATTTTGCTCAAGCATTGCTCTCTCTTCTTCATCTGGTTCTAATTCTAAGTATATACCAAAATCAAATAAATTCAAATTCTTCATTTCTTCCAAAGACCCTAAATTAAATCTATTTACTGCATTAATTAAGGACTCTGCGGTTAATGCATAATCTAATACATCTGCAATACGTAAGGAAATATTTTCTGCAATTCGCACACTCATATATAACATACTCTGTAAAATATGACGAGTAGCTACATTGGATGCTGCGGCTGCTAATTTTTGTAATCCCACTAGGGCATATTGATCTGGGTTACTTGCATCTCTAGCTTCATTTAATCCGGTCACATCTCTTATCATTTGTAAATAATATTGATAAGTACTAATTAAAGATGAAATCTTAGCTTGAGAAGCTGAGGTTTGTAATTCCTGAATAGGTACCATTCCTCTATTAGGATCCCCATCTTGAGTTTGCGACCTACCAACTATACTACCTGTTTGGAAGTACATGTTTAATGCCTCTTGTGGGTTATAATTAGTACCATTACCTAAATCCACTTCAGCTAATCCATCAACATCAACAAATACTCCATCTGGAACCATACGTGAAATGACCTGTTGCAGCTTTAAATGAGTTAATTGAATCATATCAGCAAAACCTGTTACTTTACTTACTAAAGACTCCACACGGCCTCTATAAAGGCGTGGGGCAGTAATAACGTAATTCATTCTACATTTAGTAGTATCAGCTGCTGGGCGAGTCATATTTTCAGCCATTTTCCATTCTAGCATATTATCTATACCCAATACTTTAACCCCAGAATATAATACTTCAATTTTTCTACTTACTTTATCAAACTTGTCGCTAGGAGGAGGGGAGAAGAAATCTGTTTTTTTAAGAGACTTTTCTAACCCTTGGTCAGTTTGTTTTATTTTCCATACTTGTTCAGAATAAGTTTTATATTCAAAATATAGAAGTTGAATTATATCTGGATCTTCATTCCAATTTCTTAAATAATTTTGTGTGCCCGGAAACTTTTGGATTTTATCCATTTCCTCTACAGTCAAATGCGGGAATTGTTTAGCTAATTCTGCAATACTAATAGATTTAACTTCACCTACATAATATACATCTTCAAAATTTGGATCTTCTGTGTAAGAATATACTAAGTTAGCGGGATCTACATAATCAACTGTAATCCCATTAGAGGTATTATAATTAGTTTTGGAACATGCAATTCCTAATACTACTAAATCATAAAGTAGTCTTTTCTTAGTTTCATGATATTTATTATTAGCGAGCACGTTTGAAATAGCTTCTTCTTCTGCTATTTCTATGCTTTGCTTATAACTCAATTGCATATGTAAACTTAATTCTTCTTTATTTTCTGGTAAATCCTCAGAATTAGGAGATTTAAACATATTCATTCCAGTGTCTTCTTGAATTTTTTCAATGAAAGCCCTTGCATTCATATCTCTTAATAGAGTTTCTGCATATTGAGTTCTTTTCTTTTGAGATTCAGGATCCTGGGCATATGATTTTATTTCATAATTTCTTTGAGACATCCCATTAACAACTATATCTACAAATTTAGATATAATAGGAACTGGCTTCCAGTCTAAATTTAAATATGACAAATCTCCATTAATGGCTAATTCATCTTTATATTTTTGTACAGGTTGTTCGCCTCGTGCATATAATCTACGTGTATGAAATTGATTAAAATTAACTATAAATCTATCGCCTCCTCCACGAGTATTTCTAAACCATTCATTTTCAATAGCTCTTCCCACTAACGCTCCATATTCCAACGATGCCTTTTCTTCATCAGGTACTACCTGGCTTGGAAAGCTACTATTATAATTAGTTGTTATCATTTATTTTATTAGTTTTGATAAATTTTTTCCTGAGCTATTATCATATTTAGCAAAATTTAATACCACTGCTTCTTTTTCAATTTTAGCATAAGGCTTATACCTATGCTGATTACATGCCATTAAGGCTAACCCTGAACTAATAGAAGCATCATGAGAAGTTCTATTATTTATATTAAATCTTGCCCAATCTTCTAGTGTTCTTTGAAAATACATATCTCCAAAAGATTCACCTAAATTCCCAACAAATGTTTCAATATAAGTTTCAATAGCTGCGGCATGAGCTTGCTTTATATCTTCACTTGAATTAGGTATACCACCTATTTCTCTTTCTGTGACAGATAGCTTAGTAGCGACTCGGTCAGGCCTATTAATAGAAAAATGCCTATATCCTCTACGTTTAAAATAATACAAAAGTCTAGGTTTGTTATTTTCCGCTAAGATAGGCATTCCATAGAAGATACATGCCATAAGCACATCTTCAAAAAATATTTCAGCCGTTTGTGGTCTAGCTATATACTCTAAAAAGAAATGATTTGCCGGGACGTCTTCCATAGACCATTTTGTTAATCCATGCAGAGACCCGTTAGATCCTCTTTTATCTACTGTACCTGATATATCATATGGGTCACAACCAAATGCCCCAAGGTGCTTATTACCAGGATGTTTCATTCCTCTTTTTATAATTACGCTATTTTGGAGATTTTTAGGCGGTAACCAAGAAATATAAAATCTTCCTTTAGGATTAGGCATAAATAGCACTCGGCTATCTCTAACACTATCTTCCCACATAAAATTTCCTCTATTAACTATTTTATTATAACTTATATCTTCATTCCAATCTATTTGTTCATAAATCTTAGTTAGATTAAATA